ATTTATCTATATTAAATACTGCTAGTATCCTACAACTCATTCTTCTAGTACTAGATATTTGTACAATATTTTTATTCTGTAGGTAAAAAACTACATGAGTAGAATCAGAACAATAACTATCTAGTGGTGGACCTTTTTTAAATTCTAAAGGCTTAACCATTTTATCTTTATAGTAAAGTTTTAGAGTCATTACAAACTCATACCCAGGCATATTCATATTTTCAACTATAGGCTGGAGTATAAATGAGGAATCTTTAACTAGAATTAAAGGTGCAGGTTGGTCTGATTCATTAGGCTTTGAAACATATCCTTTTACATTACTTCCAGATCCATAATCTATTAAAAATCCAAATAATAATACTAATATTATTAAAGCATAGAGTTTCATATGTGTGTGTTTTATAATAAATATAAAAATTTTTCACTTTAGCTTGGAGTTCTTACTAAAAAATATTATATTATGGTTACGGGTTTAGAAGCATGTGATAAGTGAGGGAATGAAGAAACAAATGAATGAGTAATAACGCAGTATAAAATATATAAACATTTATGAGAAATAGAGAATTAGTACTAAGTAAATTGGATACATTAGAATCCAACATGAATAAACTACAATTCATGGTTAACCGACAGTCACCTACAGAAGACTATCTATCAACCATAGAACATTCTAGAGATATTCTAGAGCAATTAAAATCATTTATTGCACAGCAACCATTTTCACCTGACGAAATGAATCCAAGAAACTAATATGAAACTAACACCTGAACAAATTCTAGCAAACTGGAATATATTCTTAGGAATTATTGAAACTCATATTTCATCTCCCAGGAAAGAAAAATTACTAGCATTTTATGAAAAATATGCTGAGCGTATTAGTATGATGCCAGCAGCACATAAAAAAGAATATCATAATGCATTCCCAGGAGGTTATGTGGAACATGTTATTAGAGTAGTAAATGCTGCTCTAGAGATTAATAAAGTATGGGTAAATTTTGAAGTAGATTCATCCACTTATACTATAGAAGAACTAGTATTCTCAGCATTAAATCATGATTTAGGCAAAATGGGTAATGAAGAACATGAAGCCTATATTCCTCAAACTGATCAGTGGAGACGTGATAAATTAGGAGAGGAATATATGTATAATACAGCAATTCCATTTGCTTCAGTTCCTGATAAAGGTTTATTTTTACTCCAGTCTCATGGTATTGACTATACGTTTAATGAAATGTTGACTATTAGATTACATGATGGATTATATGATGATGCTAACAAACCATACTTAATGTCTTGGTCCCCAGAAACAAAACCAAGAACATCATTAATTTATATAGTACATCAAGCAGATTTATTAGCGGCTCGTATTGAATTTGAACGTGAATGGAATCCTATTTTAAATGGAAATAAACCTTCACCTAAAGCAGTAGCTACTACCACTAAAAAAATTCCTGTACAAGGAAGAGCATTACAAACTGTTAAGAGTGATTCATTAAGAGGATTAATAGATAGTTTATGAACATATTAGTTATTATTTTATCTGTATTAGTAATCGTATTAGGTTTTACGACTTGGAATTTATTAAGAAAAGTTGAAAATCAAGAAGATGCTATAGTTAAATATCAAAAATTATTCATTGAAATAAATAAACTTATAAAAATATCTAACTCTAAAATAAACGATTTGGATAATAGAGAAGTATTTAAAAGTGATGATGAAATTGGGTGGTTTTTTAATTATTTAAAAGAAATACAGAATGAGATAAAAAAGACCTTTAAAATATTATGAGTGATACCTTAAATATTAAGAAACCCTCTAAAAAAAATTACTTTACTCAAGAAACCGAGGATGCTATAGTAAAATATAATAATTCAACAGATTCCGAGGAAAAGAGTAAGTTATTTCAAGAGAAAATACATTATGCTTTTTATAAATTAGCCGAAAACTTAATACATACTTTTAAATTTTATTATACTGAAGTTGAAAATTTAGAGGATTTGAAACATGAAATTGTTTCTATGTTAGTAGAGGAAAAAATCAATAAATTTGATGCTAGTAGAGGAGCCAAAGCCTTTTCTTATTTTGGTACTATAGTAAAGAATTGGCTCATTGTATATAATGATAAAAACTATAAAAAGAAAGTAGATAAGTCTCCAATAGAGGATATTAATTCTGATGAATCATTTTCATATTCTTTGGATGATCAAAAATACAATGGTGATAAATTATCTAGATTTATAGATTTATACATAGACCACTGTACTAATAATATCTATGAGTTATTTCCATTAGATAAGTATACTACCCCCCCAGATGAAAATGCTAAAATAGCAGATGCCATATTAGAGTTATTTAGAAAAAGAGAATACTTAGATATATTTAATAAAAAAGCATTATATATTTATATTAGAGAAATCATAGATGTAAAAACTCCAAAAATTACTAAAGTAGCTAATAGATTAAACGATATATTTAAGGATAATTATATTTTTTATTTGGATAATGGGTATATAGACTTCAATCGCAAATAAAAAAATATCATATTTATAATAAAAACATGGATTCTTTAGATGTAAAAATATTTGGAAAGAAAACATTTTCAGGACTTTTGGAAGAAATTTATAATAACCAAAAGAAAAAAGAAAATCAAATATCATCATTAATCAGTGAGTTAAAACCACTTATTGGAGATATTGGAGATGCTACTTTAATTGTTCCTCTTATAAAAGAATATTTAGAAATAGGGGTTAAGAATGATGAACAGTTAATTAAAATGGCTACTATTATACAACGAGCAATGGCTGTATCAACTGCGTCAGGTGATAGTTTCTCAATTTCAGAAGAAGAAAAAGCAGCTTTACTATCCGAAATAGATAAATTAAACAAGCCAGATTCTGATAAAAAATAATGAGTGTATTTTCACCTAATTCTAAGGTAGGACAATTTTTAATAACATCAGGATTATCTAATTTAATAACTCCTGTTAGAGTAAAAAATATTATCCTAAATGATAAACATCCTAGATTTGAAGAACTAGGTGGGTGGAATGCTCTAGGTGTTATTGAATATGATTCAGTAACAAAACCCTCTAATACTAAGCAAAAATTTCCTGTAGCTACTCCATTATTACCTAATTTAAAAAATTATCCTCTAATAAATGAATTAGTATATATATTATCTTTACCTAGTTCAGAAATTGGAGAATCTACTACAACTTCAGAAACATACTATGTAAGTATTATAGGATTATGGAATCATCCACATCATAATGGTTATCCACAAAATCCAGGTAACTTAGATGAAAATTCAAATAGAGATTATACACAAACTACTGGAGGTGATGTTAGAAGAGTAACAGATAATTCTACTGATATATTTTTAGGAAATACATTTAAAGAAAGATCAAATATCCATCCACTATTACCATTTGAAGGTGATATGATATATGAAGGTAGATGGGGAAATTCAATTAGATTTGGTAGTACTGTTAAGAATAATCCTAATAATTGGTCTTCAACAGGCAATAATGGAGACTCTATTACTGTAATAAGAAATGGGCAGGGTAAACAATCAGAAGAAGGTTGGATTCCTATAACTGAAAATATAAATAATGATGAATCTTCAGTCTATTTAACTAGTACTCAACAAGTTCCTTTAAATGGTTCATCTGTTTCATATAATAGTTATAAATCTAATGCTCCTTTAGCTCCAAATAAATTTTCCGGTAAACAAATACTTTTAAATTCAGGCCGATTAGTATTTAATTCTACTACAGATCATATTTTATTAAGTTCTGCTAAATCCATTAATTTAAATTCATTAGAATCAGTTAATATAGATACTAAAGATGCTATCATACAAACTACTGGAAAAATATATCTAGCAGATAAAAATGCTTCCCAACAGGCTTTATTGGGTAATAAAACAACAGCTTTTTTAGAAAATTTATTAACTTCCTTAAATAAGGTTGCTATAGCTCTATCAGCACTTGCTGAAATATTACCTGTAGCTCCTCAAGTAGGATTAAATACTTCAGGAGCTGAATTATCTCTTACTATTAGTAGATTATTACCTCAAATTACTAATTTATTATCCACTGATGTTTATATAAAAGATAATGGTATGTCTCTATCTGTAGGTTCATCTCAAACTCTCTCCCCATCAGAAGAAGCTCAAATAAGAAACCAAGATACTCCTCCATCTACAAACCAACCCGTTACAAATCAACCTGTTTCACAATCTCAAACAGAACCAGAACAAGATTTACCTCCTGCTTCTCCAGATACTAGAACTTAATTATGGCTTCAACAGATACTATCTTATGGAACACCAAAGTTTTTGAATTTGATTCAGGGAAATATCTTGTAAAAGACTTATCTGAAAGAAACCAAACAGAACTAAAAAAAAGATTAGATCTTTTACAAATAGAAGTCTTAAAATATAAAAAACAAAATTATACTTTAAAAATAACTATTCAAGGATCAGAATCTCAAGTCCCTAATCCTGATCCATATAAACTTCCAGGCTCATTAGCTTTAGCTAGATCTAACGAACTGTCTACTTATATAAGATCAAATTACCCTGATATAAGTAATAATGTTAAAGACTTTCAAGTATTAGAATCTTTAATAGGATTAGAAACTTGGAATCCTCCCCAAAATTCAACTTTACAACAAGTAAATGAATTAAAAGGATTAGAAAAATATAAAAAAGATCAATTTATAAAAATAGATTTAATCTCTTCATCTATACCTATAAAAAGAGATCCTCTCCCCCAATTCTGTGATAATACTAATTGGACCCCAATTACAGCTAAATCTGATATTGAACCAGAACTTATTACAATAAATGGTAAACCAGCTCCTTTTTTACTCTATCAAAAAAATTATAGTTTAGAAAAAGATCTTACAGAAGGAGGAACATTAGAAATAACATTAAATCCTTTTTATTATCCTGATGCTCTAAAAGTAGAAATAATAAATTCTGATAAAATAATAACTCAAACTGGATTTATTCCTTTATTTGTTTTATCTTTAGATGGAGGTCCTAATGATGGTCCCGGATTTTTTAGAAGATCAAATTTTAATCCATTAATAGAAAAATTCTCTCGTTATCCTGAAGCTATTATATGGAAATATCTTCCAAAAATCCCTAAAAATGATTTAAATACGTGGAAACAATCATATCCTTCTAATACTCCAAATATGTTTGATGTATCCCCTGAATTATCTAAAGAGGAATTAAATAATAAATATGGACCCAATCCACTTAATAGACCTTTAAGTTATGGAAGTAATTTTGTTAAAAATTATCAATCTATAGAATATCCTGCTTTTAACTATGGGATTAAAAATGAATTTTATAATCCTAGTAATGATCCAATAATTCAACCAGTTGTGGTAAGTGAAAATGGAAATAATTATAAAAAATTAGTCTTTAACATTTCCCCAGAAGAAATATATATTAAAATATCGGCATATGGGTTTGTAAAAGATACTGTATTTGATTTTAAAGCTAGATGTACTAGAAGAGTATAAAAATTATGGGATTAGCATCATTAGCACAAGTATTAATTAAAAAAGTAGCCTCTTTAAAGGATAGGTCATTATCTACTATTTTAAGTAAAATTAATGAATTAAAAGATAAATGTCCTGCTAGTGAAGAATTAGCTAAAGTAATTATTATTAGAAATCAAATAGTAGACTCTTTAAATTCTATAAAATCTACTGTTAATACTATTAGTTCTATAACCACTCCTCTAGATATTATTGTCCCTACTTTAAATACTGCTATTAGTGTCCTTAAACTTCTACCAGCTCCCAGTGCAGTCCCTCCAGGAGTAGGATTACCTGTAGGAGTTATTTTAACAGCAAGTGATGGTTTAAATACTGTTCAAACCTTATTAAAACAAACAGAAACCCAACTTGATTCATTTGATTCCATATTAGATTATATTACCTCAACTATTGATGAAATATTATCTCAATTAAGTTTATTAGATATTTTAATTAATAAATGTAAAAATGAATTACCAGCAAATAATCCAATAGCATCTTCTACATTATCATCAGTTGATCCTGGATTATTAGATCAAATACAAAAAATAAAAGATTCTAAACAAAATGTTTTGGATATGACATATAAAGGATTTACATTCGAAATAATAGAAGATCCCAATAATACTCTTTCAATTCCTAAAAGATATGCAGTAGCTAAAAATTTTCAAGGTATTATTTTATTAAAAACAACCCCATCTTTTACTAATAATGCTAATGTTTTAATTGAAGAATTAAAATTTCTAATCGATAAAAACAGCTTAAACGCAAATTAATCTTAATAATATTTATAATTATGAAAACGTCTGTATTTAAACAATTAATTAAAGAAGCAGTTAAAGAAGTGTTTCAAGAAGAAATGAAAAGTATTCTTTTAGAGGCTGTAAGAGCTCCTAAAACAATAGTTAATGAATCTTTAAGAGAGACATATACACAACCTTCAAGAAATACCTATGCTCAACCTAAAGTTGATAATCCTAAAACTTTATCTCCTGAAGAAAGAAGAGCTATGTTTGGAAATATAATAGAGAATATGTCAGGTAATTCAACCATAACTACTAACGACATGACTACCTTTATTCCTAGACCAGTGAATGTAGAAAATGGTTCATTACCTGAAGGAAATGTAGGTTTAGATCAAATAATGGGGCTAATGAATAAATAATTATGGCTTTTGGTGCTAAAAAAATATTTCCTATAGATACAAAACCGAGTACAGCGGTAGGAATTAGTATTCCTTTTAATGCTGTTAGTGTTTTTAATTCTACATATACAACTAAAGATGCTATAAGAAATAATTTAATTAATTTTTTTCTCACCAATCCTAAAGAACGATATTTAAATGTTTTATTTGGTGGAGGTCTTAGAGCTTTTATATTTGAACAAATAACCACAGGTAATTTAGATTTTTTAAAAGAAGATATTCAATCTAAAATAGCTTTATACTTTCCTAGTATTATAGTAACTTCTTTAGAAATAACCTCCGAATCCGATACTAATCAAGTATTTGTATCATTATATTATAATATTAAAGATACAGGAATAACTGACCAAATAGAAATAGCTTTTGAATAAAATGGCAAATAATAAAGATATTAAATATATAAATAAAGATTTTAGTGAATACAGACTAGCATTGATAAATTATGCTAAAACCTATTTTGCTACAACATATAATGACTTTAGCCCATCTTCCCCAGGAATGATGTTTATGGAACAGGCTTCTTATGTAGGAGATGTTTTGTCATTTTATCAAGATAATCAATTTCAAGAAACATTTTTACAATTTGCTAGACAAACTAATAATTTATTTGAATTAGCTTACATGTTTGGTTATAAACCAAGTGTTACTAGTGTAGCCTCCACCAATATTGATTTTTACCAAATAGTCCCTTCAATACTCTCAGGAGGTACCTATGTACCAGATTTTGATTATGCCTTATTTATTTCAGAAAATTCAACAGTTCAAACTACTGATGTAAATAAAGTTTCATTTTTAGTAGGAGATTCTGTTGATTTTTCATATTCTAGTTCATCAGATCCCACAGAAATAACAGTATATGAAGTAGATAGTTCAGGAAATCCTACCTATTTCTTATTAAAGAAAACTAAACCTTCAATATCTGCTACTATAAGTACAGTTTCATATTCATTTTCAAATCCCGAAAGATTCGCTACTGTTAACTTATCCGCTGATAGATTAGTAGGAATATTAGATGCTATAGATAGTGATGGAAATGAATGGTATGAAGTAGATTATTTAGCACAGGATTCGGTTTATGATTCTATAAAGAATACTAACATAAATGATCCTAATTTTTATCCTGATGGACCTCAAGTTCCTTTTCTACTTAAATTAAAACAAATACAAAGAAGATTTGCAACCAGATTTATTGATTCAACATCAATGCAAATCCAATTTGGTGCTGGGAATACCTCAGATTCAGATGAAAATATTATCCCTAATCCGGATAATGTAGGTTTAGGATTACCATTTGAAAAAACCAAACTTACTACTGCTTATGCTCCTAATAACTTTGTTTTTACAAAAACATATGGTATTGCTCCTTCAAATACTACTATAACTTTTAGATATCTAACAGGAGGAGGAGCTACCTCTAATATTTCTGCTAATACTTTAACTGGTTTTGTAGGTACTGTAAAATTCATGAAAAGTAATTTAAATAATGCTTTAGCTCAACAAGTATTTGATTCACTAGCTGTAACTAATCCCTCAGCGGCAGATGGTGGTGGAGATGGAGATACAGTAGATGAACTTAGACAAAATACAATTTCTAATTTTGCTACTCAATTACGA